ACTTTAAATCATTTAAGATAACGGCGTAAGGACGTCCAACTAAAATATTCTGTCAAGCTAACGCGAGATCCTGGTTGTAAATCAGGGTCAACACTTGAACTTGAAGGTCTATGGGTAATCGATCGGTAGCTGCTGAAAGATCAAAAGAATACAAATCTTTTAATCCTTTAGCCATTAACCTTTTAAGGGGTTTCTGCTGATCTCAACAACCATCGTTCGGAATACCTTTTAAGATATCGAACATATGTTTGTGGATCGGTTCAAGGATACTCTGAGATCACACGTCAAGCATCGCAAATACTCTAACTTTACCTGCAGGCTCAGGTTTGAACGCTAATTTCCCGATCTTTAGATCGGGTTTAACTAACGGTCAATCCTGAACAACAGATATCTCCTTACGTAGGACCCGGTATATACCGGATTCAAAGTAATTAGATATTTGTTGCATACTGTAAAGTAAAGACGAAGCATTTGCAGCCGTTAGTGCTTTCGCATCTAACGGAGCTGACATGATTGAAGGTTTACCATTTGGTCCGGCCGTTCTTAGTGGTAATAAATCTAAAAGGCCTGAAGGTACACGTACCTTCGGGAATAAACTATGAACATACTGCAATCGCTGGTACTGTAGAGTGGTTGAAAGACCACTAAACGGACTAGTGATTGTAGAAAGTTTTAGTTTTCCTTTTAGAGGTATTACTCTATAAACGGTAAGTAAAGAAAGTAAAGCCTGAATAATCTTAACATTACCGTCTCGGACTTGCGTCCGGATGGAATGTGGGATACATTTAGGAATACCGTCTCTACTTAATGCAAGCCTTTGCTCGTTATTAGGAACGTGTATCCCAGGTTGCTTTGCTAGCGATTGGAGTGTCTTTACATGGATATATTTCAATCTATGTATAGTTCACTCTCAACCGTTAGCAGAACGCCACTGGAATATTGTTTCTAATAAATCGGAAAAGGGTTTCTTATTTTCTATCCCGTATAACCAAAGTACTAAACTCAAATACCTCTTAATCAGTTTATCACTGATTAATTTGTATGTCGATGAAGTATTGAAATTATTAAAGATAGTCATAAGAGTGTTCACTTAGCCTCTGTGTAGTATTTTAACCCTACACAGTTCAGCCTAACCTCTAGGTTTTATCCTAGTCGGGTTGTGGATAAACTAACCACAATCTTCGATAATTTGACGTTATTAACTAACGGAGCCAATTCTCAGACTCTTAGTACCTTTCAGCCATCTATATAGATAGTTACCTTTGGTACTCTCTAATATACGGTGTCAGTTTGGGTTACAAAGCCAAATCTGGGACGTAGAAATGCGTTTATTTTACATAACTTCCTTTATTCTTCCTATAGGTGCTTAGTTTATTGTTTTGCTAAACACCAGTTTAG